GTGTACCAGTGGTTGGGGGCCGTGGAGTTGCCGCCCGCGTTCCAGGCGACCTGCAGGAGGATCCGCGGCCAGGTAGGGATCAGGGGGCCGTCGTCGAGCGGGAATCCGATAGGAACTGTCAACGAGGGCCCCCTTGGTCAGCGGTTGGTCTTGGCCGAGAGGCCGTTGTTGGTGTTGCGGCGTTCGTGCTGCAGGGAGCGGCGCTGCGTCGTCTTGAACAGCACGTCGCCGTCGAGCTTGACGACGATGGGCACGTCGACGAACGCGCCGCCGCCGGTTGCGGCCGCGCTCCAGCCGCCGTATCCGCCGGGGACCGACATGCGCGGGATGGCCGGCATTCCGGCGGTGGAGACCGCTCCGGCCATCGCCTGCGCGGCAGCCTCGGCGGTGCGGCTGCCCGCGCTGATGCCGTTGGCGAGGCCCTGGGTGATGAATGCGCCGATCTCGTGGAACAGCTGAGACGGAGAGTGGATCTTCAGCTCGTGCTTGATCGCGCTCGCCATGCTCTTCGCGATCTTCTGCATCTGCTTGGCGATGGCCTTCTGCTGCGAGGCCAGGCCCTTGACGAGGCCCTTCGCGCTGTCGATGCCTGCCTTGTACATGGCGTCGGCGGTCGCGGCGCCGACCTGCCCGGCGGCGGTCTTGGCCTGCCCCTGCAGCTTGTTGATCTCGGCGATCTGCGAGCTGTTGCCGCCCGCGAGCGCGGATGCGGTGGCGCCGCCCTGGTCGACCCCCGAGTCGGCGATCTGCTGGATCAGGTCGGCCCGCAGCCCCTTCTTGCGCAGGGCCACCAGGTCCGCGGCGAACTTCTTCGCCTTGGCGACCTGGTCGCGCATGTTCGCCACCACGTCCTGGCTGGTGAGCTGCACCGAGCCTTCCGGTAGGGCGGTGACGACGGAGACGTTCTGCATGACGCTCGCGGCGACGTCGTCCCTGGTCTTCTTCCACGCTTTCTGGAGGTCGGCGAGTTTCTTGTTCGCCGCCTTCAGCTGGACGGCGACCCGATCGCGCTGGTTGGCGAGCTTGACCAGCGCGCTGCCGTCCCGGCGGACGAGCTCCTGCAGGTGCTTGTGCCCGGACGACCCGAACTCCCGGTAGAGCATCTGCGCGATACGGGTCGAAGCGGACTTCACGCGCGCCGTCGACCCGGTCAGGCCCTGCACGAGGCCGGCGCCGATGTACGCGCCGATCTCGGCGAACTTCCTCGAGGGCGACTTGATGCCGAGGAAGCTCTTGGCGGAGTCCAGGGCGCCCTTGGCCAGGGACTTCAGCGAGCCGAACAGGGCACTGCCCGCGTTCTCCACGCCGTGGACGATGCCCATGACGATGTTCTTGCCGACGCTCAGGAACTTCGAGCCCCAGTCCTTGGCGGTGTCCCAGGCCGCGGACAGCTTGCTCGAGATCGCGTCCTTGACCAGGCTCATGGTGGTCGTGATGACGTGCCAGGCCCCGGTGACGGGCCCCGTCATGGCGGACTTGATCCTGCCCCACACGGACGCTGCGACGCCCCGGATGCCTCCCCAGGCGGAACTGAGCCAGCCGGAGATCGTGCCCCAGATGGACTGCAGGAAGTGCCACACCCCGACCATGGGCGCGACGATCACAGCCTTGATCACGGACCAGACGACGGACGCCGTCGCCTTGATCACGTTCCAGGCGCCGCGCAGGAACCCGAGCACGCCGTTCCATGCGGCCTTCGCCACGGAAGTGATCTGCTTGTGGAAGTGGTTCCAGATCGCGATCAGGACGGCGAGCGGGAACGCGAACAGGACCAGCAGCAGCGGCCACCAGCGCTTGAAAAAGCCAGCGATCGCGTTCCACACGGTCACGGTGGCCTGCTGCAGCCAGTGCCAGCCGCGCACGATCGGATCCGTCACCGTGTGCCAGGCGGACGCGAACCACGAACTGACTGAGCGCCAGGCGCTCTTCACGTGGTCGGTGATCGAGTGCCAGGCGCTCACCGTGCCGTCGCGGACCCAGTCCCAGGCGCCGGTCACAGCGTGGGCGACGTCGCCCGCGATCTGCTTGACGAAGCCCCACACGGTCTTCCAGTGCATCGCCAGAAGCACGATCGCGGCGATCAGCGCCATCACGCCGAGCACGATCCAGGTGACCGGGTTGACCGCGGCCGCGGCCGCCATCTCGTACAGCGCGGCCGTCAGCGCGGCCACGGCCAGGACCAGGACGACGCCGATCGTGATGGCGAGAGCCTTGGCGGCGTTGCGGTGCTTGGCCAGCCACCCCGCGCCTTCCGCGACGACGCCCATGATCTTCTGGAAGGCGGGCATCAGGAACTGGCCGATCTGGATGCCGAGGGCCTGCGCCGAGTCTTTGGCCTCGGCCATCTTCTGGTTGAAGTTCTTCTGGACGTCCGACCAGCCCTCGACGCTCTTGCCGCCCTTTTTGACGTGCTCGTCGATGCCCTCGGTGTTCTTGATGAAGTCCTTCATGTGCGGGCCGGTCAGCTGCAGCGCGGCCTGCATCGACTTCGTGCCGCCCACCATCGTCGCGAGCGCGCCGACGTAGGTCTGCTGCGAGGGCGAGAGGTTCGCCAGTTCCTTCTGGAAGGCGGTGGTGTTCTTCGCCGCCTTCTGCAGGTGCTGGATGAGGACGGTCCCGGCGGGGCCCATCTTCTTCTGGATGGCGTCCGTCAGCATCGTCAGGGTGGACGCCAGGCCCCTCTTGCCGAGGTTCTGGCCCACCTTCACCGCGGACAGGCCGAGGTCCGTCATCTCCCGCGCGGCCTTGCCGCTGGGGTTGGACAGCTGCCCGATCGTCTGCCGCAGATACGTTGCGGCGACGGCAGCCGGGGTGCCCTGCGCGGTCATCGTCGCCATCGCACCGAGCACCTCGTTGAGGCGCACGTGCGCGGCCGCCGCCACCGGCAGGATGGTGCTCATGGACCCGGCGAGGGCCTCGAGGTTGGTCTTACCCTCGCCCTCCGTCGCGATCAACGCGTTCATGACCTCGGTGACGCCGCCGGCGCCGGTCTTATAGGCGTTCATCGCCGTGGTTGCGGCATCGGTCGTCGTGTTGAGGTCCGCGGCGCCGACCTTGGCGCCCATGGCGGCGGTCTTCAGGACCTTCAGGGCGTCCGCGCCGTGGTAGCCCGCGGACTCCGTCATGTACAGGCCCTTGGTGAGCTCGTCCGTGGACTGCCCGACCTGCCCGGCCATGGACAGCACGCCCTGGCCGACCATGCCCATGTTCTTGGCGGCCTCGCCGGCGCCCGTGCGGACGCGGGTCATCTGGACCTGGAAGTCACCGGCCATCTTGACCGTGTGGATGGCCACCCCGGCGGCCGCGATGCCGATGCCGACGACGGCGGCCTTCGCCATCATCCCGGTGCGCTTGAACGCTCCGGCCCCGGCGGCGTCCGCGGTCGCCATCTCGGTCTCGACGCCCTTGATCGCGGTCTTGACACCCTTGCTGTGGCCCAGGAACTCGATGAAGACCGGAGGCAGTGCACCCAAGGGAGGTCACCCCCCTCGGGTTCTCGCTGTGGAGTTGTCAGACGCGGGTGGCGCGTTCCCAGTGGAGTTGCCAGACGGCGGCCATCTTCGGTTCGGCCTTGCGGATCCCGGGCCGAACGTAGGGGTATTTCGCTTCCTGGCGCTTCTTGTAGAGGTTGCGGACGCCGCCGCCGACGCCCACACCGCCCTGGAAGCCTCCGCCGGGCAGGGGCTTGGGCCTGCGGACGCCGCCCACGCCGCGCGTGAGCTTGCCGGTCAGCCGGCCCGGGCCGCCGCCCTTGGTCACGTGGTGCGGGGACAGCCGCAGATTCACGGTGGGCCCGGTGCGGGCGGACTTGCCGCGGTGGTCCCACCGCGGCCGCCCCCGCATCCCCGAGCGGATGGACTTCTTCGCCAGGGCCTGCGTCGCCTTCAGCGCGCGGACCGTGGCGACGTCGATCTGCCGATCCATGCGGACCAGTGCGGTGCGCACTTCTTTGGTGCCGCGCACGACCACGGTGATGCCGTCAGCCACGGGATGCCTCCTCCTGCACGTTGGCCTTGGCCTTCTCCACCGCGCCATCCACGGCGAGGATCCAGTCGAGACGCTCGGACGGGAGATCCATCCACGTGTTCGGCGGCCCCACCACCTGACACAGCAGCCAGTCCCGGTACGCCGCCGCTGGCAGTTCGTGTGCCGAGTAGTCGAACTTCCCCTCTAGCGCTACACGGAGGCGGTAGAGGGCCCGGTAGGGCTGTCCGCCTCGGTGGACGGCGAGAAGTCGGGACCGGACGACAGGGCCCCCTCGGCGCACAGCTTCTTCAGCTCGTCGTAGGCACCCCCGGGGAGGTCCTGCAGAGCGTCGATGGTGACCTCGGCCTCATACGACCAGCCCGCTACGCGGGAGACGATGAGCCGGTCGTTGAGGTCGTCCATCAGCGTGATGGCGTCCTCGCCCATGACCGTGGCCATCTCCACGGCCTTCGCCTCGTCGATGTCGTCCATCGCCTGGACGCCCTTCTTCTTGGCGTCGGCGACGACCTCGGAGAAGGCAGGGTTCTGGGCGAGGCGCATCTGAATGGCCCGCACCGGACGGCGCAGACGCTCGGAGACGTCGGCGGGGTCGCGCAGGTCGGCCCAGCCCCCGTCGGGCAGCGGGTGGTGAGTGATGCTCATGAGGGTGTGGTCTTTCTACTTGTAGGTGTTCGCGGCGACCGCGTTCAGCAGCGTCGCTTTGATGGGGCTGTAGCCGCCCGAGGCACCGACGTCCGTCACGTTGCCGATCGCCTTGAAGGTGACGGGAAGTTCGATGTACTCCTTGCCGTAGGACGGCGTGCCCTCGGTGTAGGCGACCTGCGAACAGTGCAGGGTGAGGCCGTTCTGAGCGGCGCCGGCGCCCTGCGAGTACAGGACGTCGAAGGCCTGCGCCGTCCCGGCCTGGAAGATCGTCCGCTGGGCGCTGTCCTCCATGACGAGGGTGAGCTTGCCCTCGACGGACACGTCGCCGGTCCAGATGCGGTACGGGTTCTGGGTGCCGGCCGAGCCGCGGATCACGGTCATGTTCCGCTTGATGGTCAGCTCGCCGTCCTGGACGAACGTGTTGACGGTCGCGAGCTTGCAGGTGATGTTCCAGTTCGCGACCGGAGTCACGGCGGTAAAGCTCGGGGTCGGGGTCGTCGTGGTCGCATACGGCCACGTCTGGGCCTTCGCGGACCATTCGAACAGGCCGTCGGCGTTCCACTTGAACCCCAACTCGCTGAACTGGGAGCCCGGGTACTGCCAGGTGCCGAGCGGGTCGAAGATCGTCCACGTCTGCGGGGTGGGCTGGGTGTCGCCCGTGCACAGCGTGGAGAAGACGTGCGAGAACGGAGCGGACGCGCCGGTCGTGACCAGGTCGGGCAGCACGCTCGCGAGCAGCCAGCCGATGGTGTCGGCGAACACGTCGCCGCCGAGGTCGAGCTCGGCGCCCTTCTGGCCCGCGTACTGGCCGAAGTTGTCCACGGGCGCGCCGCGCTGCCCGTTGTCCTCGATGAGGTTGACGTCGTCCTTCGGTGTCAGCGTCTTGTAGGGCACCCACTTGGTGGCGGCGGTGGGCGTGCCGGGCGTGACCTCTTTGGACACGCCGAGTACTGCGAGGTGGGACGGCTTAGGCATCGCTGCTCTCCTGCTTCTGCTCGGCCTCGGCCGCCTCTGCGGGCGCCTCCGGCGTCGGCTCAGGGTCCGGGGGCGTCCAGTCGCCGTCGCCGGGGTTCTGCTCGAGGGAGTACCGCTTTCCGGGCTCGGGTGTGAGACCGAGCGTCGGGTAGTAGCGGCCCTCCTCGCCGTTGTAGGTGTAGCGCCGCACAGCGGCCTCCTTCACAGGGTCTTGAGGCAGTCGATGCCGATCTCGATGACGCACTGGCGGCCCTTGTGGTCCTCGGCCCAGCCGGAGGTGTGCTGCACCATGCCGGGCTTGCCGCGGTCGACCGCCCCGCCGAGCGACGGATCGGAGCGGACGACGGCCACGACCAGGTCGGCGAGCTGGCGGGCGCGGGCGAACACTGCGGCGGGGTCGTCGCCGCCGCGGAACACGTCGACGGTCACCGTGATCGTGTAGTCCTCGCGCAGCCAGTACCGCCCGCCGCTCCCGACGACGTTCTCGGGGTTGTACTGCTGGTGGACGTCGCCGATGTTGATGATCTCGTCGGGCTGGTAGGTCCCCGGCTCGTCCAGACACACCAGGACGCCCTTGTCGAGGGCGAGCTGGGCCTGTACGCCTTCGAGGATCCAGGTACGGGCGGCGGGAATGGACGAGGCGGGGATGTTCCCGATGGGCGTGGTCATGCGATCCCCGGAGGCCTCTTGAAGGGCTGCCACAGCTCGAGCACGCGCTGCGGGAGGGCGAACCCGGTGGGTACGCCGGCCGATTCGCCGTCGAGGGCGGCGCCGCCGAACCGGGGCCGGCCGCCCTGCTGGGTGAGCTGGAACAGGTGGCGGATGAGCTCGAGCCCGCCGAGCCGTACCGTCCACGGGATCACCCCGGAGCGTCCGGCGATGTAGACGGCCTTCACGTTCTTGACGCCCCTCGGGAAGGACACGGCGCCGCCGGTGGCCCGCCGGGTGATCTGCCCTCGGTCGAGGTCGACGGTGTAGCCGTAGGCGTCCGTCGAGGTACCGAGCGGCTGTTCGGTGAGCACCCACGTGGACGCCGACACGTACTCGGTGACCGACAGGACCGAGGCCACCGGCAGCCAGTCCAGGGTGATGGTCGGCGAGCCGCCGTTGTGCCACTCGGTGTGCTGCTCGGGCAGGAGCGGGCCGACGACGTCCCGGGCCAGGTCCCCGGCAGCCAGGATGAAGCCCTGCAGCTCCGCATCCTGCGACGTATCGGAGGCGGGGACGTTCAGGTGGGCCTTGACCGAGGCGAGGTCGACGATCTGCTCGAGGCCGAGCGGCCGCACCTGGAACTGGCCCTCGGAGGCGTAGCCGACGCCCGTGCCGGTGGCCGCCCACCGGTAGCGCCAGATGCCGGGCTGGGCGACCGCGGGCACGGCGGCGGCGTACTGGCCGCCGCCTGCCGGGGCGGCGGCCGGAGTAGTGACGGCCCCGAGCGGATCGGTAACCGTCAGGACGACGGCCGGGGTACCGGTGACGGGGGCGCCGGTGTCGTCGAGCACCGTCTCAGCCAGCCGCACGTCCTGCCCGGTGAAGTAGATCAGCGGCATGACGCCCCCTCTCGTGTCAGGTGGTCGCCGGGGGCTTCGCCGCCGTGGCCGTGCGCTTCCCGCCACGCTTCGGCGACTCGGCGGCAGGCTCGTCACCCTGCAGCGCCGTGCGGATGTCCCGCGCGACGACGGCGGCCTGCGCGGCCGGGACGTCCTGGCCGCCGGCGGCGAGCTTCTCGGCCCGTTCCTCGTGCTGCTCGGCCTCGGCCTCCAGCTCGCCGCGGACGCGGTCGACCTCGGCCTGCACCTCGCCGGTCTTGTCGCGCCGCGATTCGCGCGGCCCGTTCTCGCAGATGGCCAGCTCCGCCCGGAGACCGGCCAGTTCAGCGACGCGGTCATGCATCGCGTACTCCTCACTCGGGGAAAGGGGCCCGGTCCGCCGCACCCTCTACGGCGGACCGGGAGATGGGGTCGGCTCACGCAGGGCTGAGCCAGGCGACGGCGGCCGTGCTGGACGCGACGATGGCGTACAGGTCGGCCTTGGCACCGCCCACGGTGGGGACGGTGACCGAGGCGCCGGCGGCCACCGAGATTCCGCCGGTCGCCGTGGCGTCGGCGGTGACGGTCGAGCCGCCCAGGAAGACGGCGACCGATCCGTTGTTCTGGACAAGCACACCGCCGGACGCCCCGGTGGTGACCAGCACCGACCGGGTCGTCGTGACAGTGGCCGTACCGTGCAGGTAGCTGGCCATCAGGATCAGAAACCAGCCGGGGCGATCAGGCCGGTACCCGAGATGACCGAGATCGTCTCCGGTCGCCGGTCGGGCATGAACGCCGCGTAGTTGTAGACCTGCAGCCGGACCTGCAGCGTGTTGGACAGGACTTCCTGCAGGACGCGGGTCCGCATGGAGCCCTCCCACAGGTACAGGTCGGAGGTGCGGGCCGCGATGATGCGGTCCTCGTTGGTGCCGGCGCCCAGGTTCACAGGGATGTTGCCGTCGGCCAGCAGCGGGAAGTTCAGCACCCGACCGACCGGGCCTTCGACATCGCCGCCGGTCTGCAGGGCCAGCGGGTTGAAGGGGGCGTTCGTCTCCGGAAGGATGAACGGCCGGTTCTGGCTGTCCAGCTGGCTCGCCATCCAGAACCAGCGCGACGGGGTGAGGAACACCGCGGTCGGCATCATCTTGCGCAGCTTCGCCGACAGAGACAGCGCCTGCATCAGCGGCGCGTAGGTCTCCGGCAGGGTCGGCGTCGCGTCCGTGTACGTGACGGCGTTGATGCCGGCGACGTTGAGGACGCCCTTGAGCTGCCCGGCCGAGCCGGAGCCGTTGAGGCACTGCAGGTCGAGCTTCTGGTTGTAGTCCGCGATCAGGTCGGCGAAGACGATCTCGTCGAATGCGGCCGGGGACTGATCGAGCAGCTGGATCGCGATGTCCTGCTGGCCAGCGATCGTGCGGACCGGAGCGGTCACGAACGTGTCGGTCAGGTCCTGCGAAGTGACCGCCGCGGCGTCCGCGGTCTGCACACCCGTCGCCGTGCCGGTCGCGATCTTCGGCACGTTGATGCTGTCGGTGCCACTGGGCAGCGTCAGGTTGCGCACCGAGTTGGCGAAGGTCCGGCCGAAACGCGGCAGGTCGATGTACTCGTCAACCAGCCACAGCGGCGGAACGAAGTTACCGCCCTGCCCGTCCGTCCGGTTGGGGTTGACGCGCTTCTCGAAGACGCTGCCCCGGTCGATGCCGCGCAGCTCCTTCTCGGCGCGCGCAGCCCGTCGCGCGTCGCGCTTGGGCATCTCCACGTCGATCTCGCGCCCGTGCCGGGCCAGCCGCTCCCGGGCGGCCTCCACGCCGCCGTCGCCGTCGCCGCGGCCCATGTTGGCGCGGATGAGATCGAGGAAGTAAGAGTGCTTGTCGCCGCGCTGGTAGGTCGCGGGCTCGGAGCGCACGCCATCGCCGGGCTGCGACAGGCCGTAGCGCTTGGCCGTCTCGGCGGCCTTCTCATCGGCGCGGGCCTGCTCGTCGATTTCGGTGACCCGCGCGTCGATGCTGCGGATCTCCGTCTCGATCGCCTCGAACTTGCCGCGCTCCTCGTCGTTGAGGTCGCGGCCTTCCTTGGTGGGCGTCTCCAGCAGCGCTTCGAGCTGTGTCTTGTGCTCGGCACGCCGCTTCTGGAGAGCCTGGATGAACGCCTTGGACATCGCTGCCCTCTCTGCTTGGTCAGGGTGGTGCGGGCGTGCCTGCGAAGCTCGGGTGGTGGCTCGGGTGACCGCCCAGGTGGTTCCCCGGAAGGGGTCCGGCGTGGGCGGCCGGCGCGGCTCCGGCGCGGGCGGCAGGCGGTGTTACAGGGCCAACACGCGGGCGCGCGCGGCGTACAGACCGAGCGCGGCGGACGCCGCGGGCTCGGTGGTCTGGGTGAACTCGCTGGCGAGGCGATCGAAGACCTCGCGGCGCTCGTCCGGGCTCAGCCGCTGCAGCTGCTCCTGGACGGCGCGGGAGTTGAGGGTGGCGCCGGCCGTGTTCGGGTTGGCGCCGTAATTGACCACGCTGACGTCACCCTTGTTGAGGGAGACCTCGAGGATGTCCCGCTGGTCGAAGTCGGGCGACCACTGCTGACGCGTGATCCAGAACCCGAAGGACATCTCGTCGACGTCGCCGCGGTCCATCGCCGAGCGCAGAGCCTGCACGTGCGGGCTCGCCGGGTCGAGCTCGGCCTCGGTGTGCAGGCCGGTGTCGTCCTCGGCGAGCCGCATGGTGCCGCTCTTGGTCCTGGCCAGCGTGAGGCCGGCGTGGTTGACGAGGAACGGCACGTCGGCGTTCTCGGCGAGCGTCTTGGTGAAGGCGCCCGCGCGGACGACCTCGGTGAACGGGCCGAGCCAGTCGGACATCTCGTATCCGACCTCGGTGATGCAGGCGTAGCCGCTGAACGTCAGGGCGTCGCCGCCGGAGCCGTTGTCCTTCGCGCGCAGCTCGACGTCGCGGAACGGCACAGCGCGGTGCTGGAGTTCGGTGGGCCGCTCGGCCCGCATGGACAGGTCAGGCATCGCGGCCTCCTACTTCTTCGGCTTCGGCGGGGGTGCCGGGGGATCGTCCGGCGGGACGGGCGGTTCGTCCGGTGGGCCGCTGTCCCCGGCGTGGGCACTGTTGAGCGGGGCGTTGATGTCGTCGCCGCCCTCGACGGGCGGCAGGTTCTCCTTGGCGCGGATCTCGTTCCGTGTCAGCAGCCCGGCGGTACGGGCCTGGACGTAGCCGGTGTAGCGGCCGGTCGTGTCGGTGCGTTCCAGGGCCGAGGTGTCGAACACGGCGGACTGGCCGCGGGGGAGCATCGCCGTCCAGGCGTCTTCGAAGGTGCCCAGCCAGTCGTCGAGGGTCCACACGCGGAAGCCGATGGCCTGCTGCTCGATGCCAGTGCCCCAGCTGGTGGTGCGGTCGACCTGCCCGAGCATGTGCGGCGGCACCCCGTACAGCATTGCCATGTCGAGGTTCTGCGCCGCGCGGGTGCCCAGGAACTGGGCGTCTTCGGGGGTGACGCTGATGTTCGTCCAGGCCGCGCCGCCGGACAGGATGCCGATCGCGTGCGCGTTGGCCAGGCCCGAGTGTGACGCCTCGAACCCTTCCTTCATCTGCCGGGCGCGCGGCTTGTCGAGGTCGCCGGGCACGGTGATGACGCCCGTCATGTGGGCGCCCTTCCCGAAGTACTGGGCGCCGTACTGCTCGGCGGCCAGCCCGAGGCCGATGGCCTGCCGGGCGTAGCTGACCGGGGACAGGCCAGTCGGCGAGCCGGGCATGCACATCCCGGTCAGGTGCACCATGTCGCTCGGGTTGTCGACCTTGATCCGGTTGACCTCGTAATCGCGGCCGCCGTCGTCATCCATCGTGACCTTGACCTGGTCAGGGTGCAGGACTGCGATCCGTGACGGGCGGTAGAGGTAGTCCCGGGCCGTGACCATGCCGTAGCCGTTGCCGCGCAGCAGCAGCGAGATGGCCAGCTGCTTCAGCCCGGCGCGGCGGGACGGGAAGCGGGTGTTGCTGGCGCCGCCGAAGGGGTCGACGACGATCGTTGGCGCGGTCGGAGTCAGCGTCTGGACGCCGTCGCGGGAGACCATCGCGTTCAGTGGCAGCCGGGCGATCGCCGAGGCCAGGATGCGCACGCACGCCTGCACGGCGATCAGCTGCATCGCGGTCTGGTCGTTGACGGCCACGCCGGACGCCGTCGGCGTCATCAGGGAGCCGTTCGTGGGGATGGAACTGTCGCCGAACTGCTGGACCGTCCGGCGCTCGAGGGCGCGGCGGGACAGGCTCACTGGTCCACCGCCCATCCCATGTACAGCAGGACCAGGCCGAGGGCGGCCAGGCCGACGATGGGCTGCCACCACCAGGCGGCGCCCACCAGGCAGCCGAGGCCGGCCAGGTCCATGACGTCGGTGAGCGTGCGGCGCAGACGCTGCAGGCGGGGCAGGCGGGGGAGCTTCACAGCACCTCCTACAGGTCGGCCCAGTTCCAGAACTGCGGCGTCGGCTCGGGCTCGGGTTCCTGGCAGGCGCGTTCGTGGGCCATCACCGCAGCCACGGCGAGGTCGATCTTCCGGGGGCTGTTCTTCGCGTCCTTCGACAGCCGCGAGCCCCTGCTGTCCGTCCTGATCACGCAGTTCGCAAGGTGCCGCGCCAGCCTGGGGTCACCGGAGTGCGACAGCGACCGGTTCATGACCGCCTCGTAGAAGCGGGTCGTCGCCGGGATCATGCGGGCCGGAGACTGCGGGAACTCCACGACGGGCAGCCCCTCGTCCTCGAGGACCTGGTACGTGCGGCCCCACCGGTACGGGTCACAGACGATCTCCCGGACCTGCCAGCGGCGGCAGGCCTGCCGGATCGCCGCCTCGACGTCGAGGATCGGGACCGTCCAGTCGTTGCCCGCGTCCGACGGCTTCTCCCACGCCTCGACGACCATGACGTGCGGCACCTCGCCGCAGGACACGGCCACCAGCGCCGTGCTGTCGCCGTTGAACGAGCCATCGAAGCCAAGGCAGACCTCCGAGCCGTCCTCGATCGCGTCGAACTCGCCGCGGCAGGTGTCCCAGGCGCCGGCGGGCAGCCAGGCCTGCGCGGTGTTCACCCACTGGTTCAGGCGCTTCGTGCGAAACTCCGCCTCCGGGGTCCGCTTCACCGCGGCCTCGAAGTCCTCGGGGTCGATCAGGTCGCCGAACGCCGGGTTCGCGATCTCCCACGTCCTGCGCAGCCGGTGGTCGTCCTCGTCGGGGGCGCCCCACCAGGCCATGAAGAACGCGGGGTCGGCCTCTTCACCTGCGGCGATCTTCTGCCCGTACTGGAACAGCCGGTAACAGACCGAGTCCTTGCCGGTCGAGTCCGTCTTCACCCCGGCCGTGGTGATGCCGATCAGGATCGGGTCGACGCGGGCTCCGGCGGCGAGCGCCATCACGTTGAACAGCTCGTCGTTGGGCTGGACGTGCAGCTCGTCGAACAGGACGCGGGTCGGGGACAGGCCCTCCTTGGTGAAGGCCTCCGCCGACAGGCACCGGTACACGCCGCCCGTCTCGACGACCTCGAGCGCGTCCTTGTAGCACTTGATGGCCGCCGACAGGTCCGGGCTGTTCTCCACCATGCGGCGGGCGTCACCGAAGACGATGCGGGCCTGCTCTTTGTCGCCCGCGCACGAGTAGACCTCGGCGCCCATGCCCTCGAACAGGCCGTCCAGGGCGATCCCCGCGCCGAGCCCGGACTTGCCGTTCTTACGGGGCTCGCCGATCAGCGCCACACGGTGGCGGCGGCGGCCGTCCGCGCGACGGGCGAAGGTGTGGCCCAACAGCTTGTGCTGCCACGGCCGAAGGATGAGGGGCGAGCCCGAAGCGCCGGCGAACGTGTCCTTCGTGACGACACACAGCGTCTCGATGAAGTCGGCGACGTCCGGGCCGTCGCCGCGCTTCACGTCCGCGGCAGGTACGGGCGTCAGGAACCTAGGGGGCCAGCTACTGGGCGCCCTGGATGCGCGCTTGGCGGCGGGCGACGAGCTCTTCGAGCTTCGAGGCACGCTTCACCTCCGCATATCCGAGCCGAGCCCGGTCCGTCGGGGTGAAGCCACACAGGGACTCCCACTTCGTCATCTGCGACTCCAGCGCCCGGATCTCCGAGAGCAGCGGGTGCGCCCGCATCTGCCCCATGGAGCCCGTGACCATGTAGCCGTCCTGCGCAACCTGGTCCCGCATCGCCTCACGCTCGTCGTGCGCCTCGCACAGCCGCGTCAGCAGGTCCAGGTCGGTCGCGGGCGACAGCCATGCCTGGCCAGCCGTCCACAGCCGTCCCCAGGCACGCTCACCCGCCTCGCCGAGCGTGTCAGGCGAGGCGGGGATGTCAGCGACCGCGGCGAGGTGGACTACGGGCTCGGGGAGGTTCCTCTTGCCGGGGTTGCCAGTTCGGCGCTTACGTTCCGTGGGCGTTGGCGGTCGTCCTGCGGGCATGATCGCCACCCCCGAAATGGATGTAGATCAAAAACCGGCTCAATTTCGCGTCGCCGTGTGGGGGATGGGGGGCCGGGTCCGAATGGGTGCACGCTGCACACAATGACCCTCCCCCCGTTATGCGACAAGGCGAGCCGCCATCGTCACCGAGGGTGAGCAGCGGCGGGCTGCTGCCTACCGGGCGTGCTTCCTGCTGTTGCATCCACGGCACAGGACTTGGATGTTGCTCGGGTCGTTGGTGCCGCCTGCTGCCTTGGGCACGATGTGGTCTGCGGTCAGGTCAGTGGCCTGGTGGGGTGGCACGCCGAACCCTGGGCACCACTCGCCTTGCTCTGCTTTGTGCTGTGCCACTGCTGCCGCTGCTGCCGTGCGCCAGGCCTGGGTGTAGCCACGCTGGTGTGCGCTGCCTCGGGCCCGGTCTTGCTGCTGCTGCCACTGCTGCTGGTGGGTGTCGCACCGGGAGGCGTTGCGGGTGAGGGTGCCGCACACCAGGCAAGGGCGGCGCCTGCGCTGGCCCATAGTCGCCTCCTGGTGAACAGCGGGCAGTCCGGTGGGATTTGAACCCACGGAGGCCAAGGACAGGGCCGTCCCTAGTCTCGCCGGCGTTGCTGGGGGACCTCCCGATCAGCCGGTGCAATTGGCCGCTCTGCCACGGCCTGCCCGTACACGACGAAGCCCCGGGGGCTCGGGACCGCCGGGGCTTCGTGTGCGTCTGTGGTGCCGGTTGAGGGCACAGTTGTACACGCGGATCGTCACACAGGGTCTGACCTGCGGTCAAGCGGCGTCGCGTTCCTGTCGTTTCACGAGGAGGGCGGTGACGTCGGGGACGGCGTAGTAGGGGTGCCGTTCGGTGCCGGCGGAGCGGGTGAGCTGGCCTCGGTAGACGAGGTTGCGGAGGGCTCCGGCGCTGATGCCGAGGACCTGGCGGGTCTGCTCGGCGGTGAGGTGGCCGGGGCGGATGATCTGCGACTCCATGACCTCATGATGCGCGGTCAGCGCTTCTGGTGTGGGCATCCCTGTACCCACCATCCGCACTCGGGGCAGTATTCGTGCACGAGGGTCAAGAGGCGTCGGATCACGGCTTGTTCACCTCCTCCTCGCGGACTGGATGCAGGATGCAGGCAACCCCTTCTGCGATCGGGACCACTCTCGCGACTTCAAGGCGCTCAACTGCGTGAACGTCTCCAGAGGGGGCAACCTCTCTCGGTGGGGGAGTGGCGGACGAATCGGACATCTTCCGTCGTGCGGCTCGCCACAGGAGCAGCGTTCCGACGATCCACAGCGAGAGGATCCCGGCGACCTCGGAGGCCGCGAAGACGCCCGCTGTGGCGACGCCCGCGAGGACGAACAGCACGCATCCGCCGGCCGCCCTCGACGGCTCCTCGGGCTCCTCTCCGACCTGCTTCGTGCGGCCCATCAGAACGCCGCATAGATGTGGTCGCCGATCCAGTTCGCACTCAGCGCTAGCGGCACCGCGGCGAACCCTGCGACGCCCGCCGATGTGCCCAACGTGATGCCGCACCAGGCGCCGCGCTTGAGCACTCCCGCTCGCTCCTCGCTGGCCTTCTTCACGGCCGCGACGAACCCGACGGTGGCGATCAGCACCAGGGCCGCCCCGGGGCCGGACAGGGGGACGAACGTCTTGGCTGCGGCGAGCTGCCCGCCGCGCTCGCCGACGCCCCAGAACAGGGCCACGTCCCCGAGCCAGTTGGACAAGCCGAGCGTGGCGCTGGAGGCGGTGCCGATGATGCCTCCGATGCCGAGGGTGGTGAGGCACCCGTAAGACCAGGACGCGAGGAAGGGGAGCAGCCGGGCCGCGTGCTTGAGCGGGTCTTTCATCAGGGCCTTGCGGCTGGGGTACCAGGTGACGGCCTGGTGGATGAGGAGGCAGAGGCCGACGGTGACGCCGCCGTAGGTGACGTAGTTCATGGGGTGCATCGAGGGTCCTAGCGGAGGACGGCCACGCCGAGCGCGGCGAGGGTGAGCACGAGGGCGACGGTCCCGGAGATCTTCGGGACGTCGGGTAGCGCGATGGCGCGGAGGCCGAGGAGCGCGAAGAGAGCGGCAGTGGCGAAGAGCGCGGCGAGCACGGCCTACGCCTGCTGCTTCTCGCGGGCTTCCTGCGCGGCGCCTGCGGCCGCCCAGCGGCGGCGCACGGCCTGCGCAAGGTGGTGGATGGCGAAGCGGGCGACGTCCTCGGGCT